CCTCGTTCCCACATTGAAGTAAAAGCTTGCTCTAATCGTTTTAGAGTCTGCTGTAAAACATGATTCGAGGGTATTTTTAGTTCAGGGTTAGTCTTTTTCGCTGTTGCCAGCCCCTTACACTGATTAGCGTAAGTGGGACGCTTGGAATCAGCAGGAATGATGTATTCTCCTTGAATTGAACAAGCGTTAATTGGGCACTTGCGAGACCTAATCCAGTCCTTACGCTCACCCAAAGCAAAGTTATAAACCTTACGACAGATCTCTAGCCACTCATCAATTTGGGCGGCTTGAGCTTTTGTTGGTTTTAACTTGTACTCGTAGTTGAGTGTAAGCATTTAATGAAATACCAGGTTGTTTTCTCAATAAAAGCTTGACACTCCCCAGCTTAAAGGCGTGGAGATTCTCGCTTCTACGGGAGAGTCTAGAAAGCACGGAACTAAATCCAGATACTTTCCCCGATCTCTTTACCCTCAGCGAGCTTTTTTCGGAACAGCCCGTTCCTACTTATTAATAAGTATATCACAAGGTTTGCAAAAAAGCCAAGATTTAAAACCGATAATTTTTAATAACTCAAAACAGTTTTAATTGTTCCGAACTTGCCTGCTCTTTTTCCAGGACTGGATGAGTATCCAGTTGACCAATAGCTTCAATTTCTTTCATAACCTGCTCGACATACCAGCTATAATCAACTCGGTAATCTCCCTCAAAGTAGTCATTCATCAGGGTTTGAAACTTGCCAGATACGTATTCAATATACTTATGTTCTTCAGAATTTTGATCTTGTCTTCGCTTTCGTAACCGCTTACCTCGACAAGTATACTTATCAATTTGATCTGGCTTGCTCACATAAAACCGAAGAGTTTTCTGAACTTCTTCGGAATGGATTATTCTAATGTCGGCGTTTCGGCCTTCACCAACTTTTTCTATGGTTTCAAGGTCGTTTACGAATTGACTCCCCACCTTCTGCGACAAGCAGAAATCATAGATATTATCATGGCTCTCAACAGTTTCTCTGGGATGTGTACCATTAAGGTAATACTCTTTGAGGGCTATGGCCGTAATAGGATGCCTATATCCAGCCAATAAACCACCTTGAGGGGTAAATATCCCTTTAGTCTTTACAGACCCGTCAGTAGTCTGTGAGAGGTAGTTGTTGATGTCCCTACGTACGTAAAGGTTGTAGTAAGTCTCTTCTAGAGCGAAACCTGTTTTCTCCTCCCAAGCCTGGTAAATAGCTTTGAGCTGGTTATATTGGCTTTTCTTGATATGGACAACTATACCGTCCGTATTAGCGGAAAGAACTTTAATATCGGCTTGCACTAGACTCTCAATGAGGGCTAAAAGGAGAAGTTGGTTGTTTAGGGTTGTAGTGAATGTTGCTTTTGGGTCAAACAGCCAATAGGTTTTACTATTAAAAAAGCCATACAAACTATTACAAGTAATTTTAAGGGCAGAGTCTAGCACCTTCGAGCGTTCGCTTTCTTTCTTTCTTTTCTTGTGATATAGCCTAGTATCAACAATGTTTTTGACTAAAGGCGGGAAAATATTAGGATCCAAGTGTTCAGGACAAATAGAATTTTGGATAATTGCAGTGGGATATTGAGAACCAACATCCAAGTCCAATAGTAATTCATCTTCTTCTGGTTCTAGGACGAGGGATTCATCTTCGCTATGAATTCCTCCTAACCCTAAGGAATATCTAACCCCATCTAACTCGACAGGAGGGATATCACAGGTAAACTTATCGCTGGCTCTGTTGCGACTTTGGCAAACTATTTCCTTTTCCTTAAGCTCATCCAAGTATTGCTTTAGTGGTTCAGAACTAAAATTTACGTAATCATAAATAATATCCTTAATTGGTATATTATTCCGTTCTGTTCTGCGGTTCCTAAAAACTTGTAAAGGCTCTCCAGATGCTTCACTATACCATTTGTCAAGGAGTTTTTTGGCAATGGTACTATCGGAGGCACTTCGCAAATCAATCCCATACTCACTTGTTAGGAATTGCCTCATTTCAATTTTATTCTTAATCTGCTCATAAACAGCTAAAGTGAGTTCAACATCATTTTTGTTGTATTCTAGGACCTCTTGTGCTTGTTCTTGAGTCAGTTTACTATCAACGGGAAATGGCAAGTCTTGAATTCTTGAATAATTAATATTGACACCTATTCCCTTAAGGCTTTTACTGCTAAAGCCAGCTCGAATAATTTCCAGTAAATCTATGGAATCGAACTCAGAGTTATAGCGATATTGATTTTTCCCCTTAATAAGTTCCTGAGCAAAGGTGAAAATAGCTAAAGGGGATAGATCATACCTTATGATATGGTTAATGACTCCGTCATCAAAACTGAAATTGTTGTAACCACAAAAGGTGATATTTTCACGAGTAAACAGTTTTCGTAACCATTCAGTGTCGTTATTACCCCAATAGTCAATTACAGCTTGTTTAAATACTCCTGTCTCAACGGAATAAAGAATCACAGAGATAAAATTAGGGTAAGTTTCAATATCATATATGTACAGAGGATTTTGGATCATAAGAAATCAAAATTCGTGAGCGAAGTAATTAACTCATTCTGGAATTCTTCTAAGTTAGAATCGTTGCAAACATCACAGCTCTGAATACGTTCCGGATATATATACTCACGACTATCCTCAGAAAAGCTACTTCCTGGTCGACGAATCCTGAACAAAAAGCAGTTTTCTTCTCCTACCAAGTCAATAACAGACTGTATTTCCTGTAAGAAACCGCAGTCAGAAACAGTAACTAGCTCATAGAAGTTTTTGTCTATCTTACGGGCCAACATACGTCCAAAGACATCTTCCCCATGTAAAACTTTGAAATAGCCCTCTGAGAAACCGATATAAGCTTCTCTGGGCGTTAATCCCAAGAAATCCCCGTTAGGGACGTCTTTGTTGGCCTCATACTTGTTCTCTTCGAAAGGATTACGAACCTCATAGGCGACATGAGTCGCCTTCTTGATAGGAGAAGCAAACCTCAAATTTATGCTAGGAGGCAAATCAGCTTCTTTTATCAATTTCGCAGCGGTATCCTTACCTGCTCCTTTCGGGCCATTCAGGAAGATTACTTTCTTATTCATAATTCAACCAAAATCGGGAGTAATTGTTTCTGAGAGACTTTGAATAGCCTCAATAGCTTGTTCTAGGCTGTTAGTTTGCTTTGCCGTCCCGTGTTGGACGTATGGATGAAATTGGTTTTTCCCTTTAACCACCAAGATAGTGAATTTATCCAACGCTTTAGCTTGCCCTAGCTCAAAAGCCGTTCCAAAACTATCAAGATGTGGCAAGTAAGCGAGCACAATGTCTGCCCTCTTAATATCGGCAATATCTCTTTCGTATAACTCTTGACTAGTGGTATTCTGGGGAACACTGTCAGGTTCAATAATGGTTTCCTTAGCGAGAGAATTGTTACCTCGCATAGGAGAGAAACAAACAACTGGGTACTCCATGAGCTGACGTTCCACATGGTCACGCCAGTCGACCGCGTCGTAATAACTTAATCCTGAGATCTTGCCCGCTAGGTAAAGTGTCAACATGAGTACTACAGAAAGAACAGATTTGCACGTGAAGCCTTATTAAGTGGTTTTTGGGTAGTAATAATCTTTTCAAGTAATTAGCTAGATTGTGACTCAATTTTGTGGAAGACTCGAGGGAAATTCTGGATCAGATTGCTCTCCGTAATATATTCCCTCAGGCTATAGAGAAAGCTTTTTGCTTCTCAGAGCCGTTATTACGTCACTCTCCACAACCCTCTCATTGACCTCTCCCCGGTTGAAAACACAGGGATTCGTAGATGCTCCGATATAGCTTATTCAAAGCCATTCGGTCTATCACCTTGGTAGGGTCAAAGCTACCCTAAACACCTTGGTTAGACTTAGGTCTAACTGTATGCTTACTTTTACTTACTTATAAGTATATCACAAAGTTTGCAAAAAGCCAAGGTTTGGGGAATTCATTTTGTTTTAGATCAGACTGCTCTCCCCAGATCCAGAACCAATTGAACCCCCTTCTTCCTGTCATGAGACACGTCGACTGAAACATCCACTACTTTTCTGAGTTCAATCAATAGATTGTCACGCATATAAACCGCGTAATCGTCACTTATATCCAGCTCTAAAGCTACTTCAGAAAGTAGATGGGGTTGTTCCCCATTCAATCCGTAGTAAAGCTCTGCAAAGAGCCTATGACGCTGAGAAAGCCCTTTCACGTAGTTTTCAACACGTTCCCTGAACCAGTTATCTTCAAGCCACTGTTCAAGGTCAATGGTTCTGTCTGGTATCTGTAAGTCACTCCCCATATCCTGGTCGGGGTTCTGGTCAGAGTTGAGAGAGCTAGTTTTTTGTTGCCAACGCAGAACAGCCTCTACTCTCTTTTCACTGAATCCAGATTCTTCTGCGATTTCAGCTTTTTCCGGTTCTCTCCCCAACACATGTACCAGATCGGTATATGCGCGTCGGATTTTGTTGATTTGAGTATTGAGATGGTAGGGCACCGGGATGTTTCTGCCTTCTCTCATGGCGGCGCGACTCATCGCCTGCCTAATCCAGTTGTGGGAATAGGTAGAAAACCTAAACCCCTTATCGGGGTCAAAACGCTCTAGAGCGTTGCACAATCCCTCTGTCCCTGCATGGATTAAATCCTCTTCAGGAACACCTCTGTCCTTATATTTGCTAGCTAGGTGCATTATCAAACGCTGATTAGCCAGAATAAAGGTTTCCCTAGCTTCCAAGCCTTTAAGGATGGTTTCGACTTGTGAACTATTGCTAACGGCAATAGCCTGATTTACACGGAATTTAAAACTCCTAAATTCGTCACCAACTCGGCGTGGTGGAAGCAAGTTAACCATGCTTTTTATATCTCTAGCCAAATTAGTCTCTTCTTCAGCAGAAAGAACTTCGTGTTTGAGAGTTTTTTGTAAGGGAATTGACATGGCTATAATTTATTCAAATATATATATATGGCAACACATCCAAAATTTAGGTGTGTTGCCATTTCTGGGTTTCAAAAAACTTAGATTTGGGTTTCGTTCAAAGAGGTTTGAATTTCGGTATTATTCCCGATGGACTCGATGAAACGGTTTACATCCTCTTCATACTGGGGACACAGTTCTTTACTAGCCGCAAGAGCCATTACTCTCTGGCTATTAGCTAACCCCCTAACCATTCTGCCTCTGTTGGGGTAGCGTTCATGGTTTTCTTGCTCTAAAGTTTCAATAGAGGTAAATACCTGTCGTGGAGAGAGCCTGTCGAAGCCTTCACAATATGTGTAACCAAACTCCAACATGGTGCCAACATCAATCTTGTCGGAGACATAGTTGAGATTACGTTCTTCAAAAACTTCTTCCGACTTAGCCAAATAGCTATATTCCCCGGCTTCAGCCGAAATTGGAAAACCAACAGAGGTGAGAGTAACGATTGCAGCGGTTAGTTTGGTTTTGAAGTTCATATTATGTTGTTGCTCCTTTGCTTTAGTTATCTCTACAATAATGTATTTACACAACCTTGTCAAGAAAAAGCTCCTCAGGATTCTGGGGAGCTTTTTCTTATTGAAGTGTTGGTGGACTTCAAAGTTTATACCTATCGCAAACTTTTTGTTGCTCTAGTGTCATGGTTTCATATCGCTCAGAAAAATCTTCTTCAGCCATTTCAATTTGTTTATCTAGAGGGGTTGAGCGAGTAAAAACCATTGCTTCAAGGCACCCTTTCACACAATCCAAAAGAGGATATCCTTTACGCTCTCCATGAGAGACATTTGTTACCACATCTCCCAAGGATTGAACAGAACAGTCAGTGTTTTTAGAAGCCTCTAAATATTGGACATACAAGTTATTCACTTCAGGATCTTTGAACACTGCAAAAAAGGTTTCAACGGTTGTGTCAGGTAGTTTACTCACTTGACCTCTCCTCAATTCAAAAATTCAAATACGGGGATCGTGGATGTTACAATTTGATTTGTTCAAAGCCGTATCATCCTGGCAGGGTCAAAACTGCCCTAAACACCTTGGCTAGTTAACCTAGCTGTATGCTTACTTTTACTTATTTAGTTGAAGCAGTTCATCCCACACCAATTAAGTATGGTGTGGGGCCTCTCGTTTTAGAAAGGAATCTTCTCCTTGTTAACTTCCTGACTGGCTTCTTGAGCAGTTGGTTCTTGAATGGTTGATTGCTGACTGTAACTATCCATTTGCTGGTTGTCGTTTCTACCACCATGCATCTGGATATTATTGCCTCTAACCTTTAACTTCATCCGCTGTTCGCCAGTCTTTTTATCTGCCCAAACATCATATTGGATGTTCCCTTCAACCTCAACCAATTTGCCTTTACTGACGTAATTAGAAACAATTTCGGCTTGGCGATCCCAGACTTCAACGTCAAACCAGTTGGGTTTTGCGTCTTTTTTACGCTTATTGACGGCAAGCGGTATTTTGGCTACGCATTTACCAGTGTCGAAATACTTCATGTCGGGGTCAGCTCCTACCCGACCTACTAACTTTAGAGAATTGAAAGTTCCGCTCAACCCTTTTACCGTTATGAAATTTTTACCACTAATTGAAGGTTGCTTTCGATTTTGATTGTTTTGCTCAACAGTATCCATGTTGAGAGTGCCTTCAATTAAAACAACAGTGTTCTCCTCCAGTTCTTTGAAGTCCTCAGCTTTGTTACCATAAAAAGTAGTCTTAATGGCTGGTTGTTCCTTATTGAAAGTTATATAAGCCGAAGCGGTTTGAAGATCGTTGATTTGCTTAGGTACGGGTTGTTCGGTAAGTTTGGCGACAATAGTTAACATCTGATCTCTCTCTTTTTTTTGACATACTCCCTCACTCTATGGAAAGGAGTTTTTGCTTCTTAGGGTCATTGCTCTCCAAAGCTTTGATTAGAAGGGGATCTCTTCTTTGCCAGCTTCTTGGATACTATCAGACTCAGGCTCAGACTGAGGCAAGGTAGCAACTGTTTCCTCAGAAACATTATTTAGTTGGTAGTTAGAGTTAGAAAGCGAGTCAAATATTTCTTGAGAGCTTTCCACTTCTATGTCAAGAAGATATTTAGTCACCTTAGTTCGGTTTCCATTTCGTGGAATAGAAACCTCTCGTTCCTTACGGGATAAAACCATAGGTACACCCCGAAGAGAACCCAAAGACTGATAGACAGCCTCCAAATTTTCGTTCAGTCCTAGAATGTCCCATTTAGAGTGGGTTTGCACCTCGAAGTACCCTAGCCGTTTTAACTCGGGCAAAATCACTTGAAATCTGCCTACTTCTTTGCATTGACAACTGGGAGCTTCGCAAGGTTTAGGCTCCTTGCTGTAAGCACCATTGTTAAACCAAATTAATTGGTTCTCACCGTCACAACGACGGCTCATTTTTGATTGAAACCACTCCTCCATCCAACATGGGAAGTTAGATGGAGTGTCATGATGAGGTAAGAACACCCGGAGAGAACTTGGTTGTTCTCCATACAAACTTTTTAGTTCATCAAGTGTTGATTTAGGTGCATCAAACCGGAAATAACTCAGATCTTCGCCTGGTTTCCCTTGCTTCTTTTCCGCTCCTTTGCGGATGATTCCCAAACGTGGGAATCTAGCTTTTCTATCAGTAAGTCCTTTGATTGGCATCACGTTCTTTTTCCTTTAATACTTACTTCTTTTCAAGGAAAGAGATTCTCGCTTCTATGGGAAAGTCTAAAAAGGTATGCCTTGATCTTCATTGCTGTCACTAGTAACCTTTTTGCCAGCAAATTTCCTGGTAATTTGAGGTTTTTGTTGTTCAGAGTTTTCTAGTTCCTCTTCAACTCCCTTATACACAGCTTGTTTAGCTTGGTTGAACAAGACCTCCGAGACTTGATCCACATCGTCTTCCTCGTCTACGTAAGCTGAGATGAAAACCTCTCCCTCTGTACTTTCAAAATCCCCGAGGTTGAACTTTCGGCTGAACCTAGTTGAAATCGATTTCAATTGCATGTTTCTCCTTATTGAGTGTCATTGTAGTGTATATACATTACTTGGTCAAGGCTCCTTCTTGGAAGTGCAAGTATCCCACCAGCTTCTTCAAGGCTAGATATTTGCTAGCCTCCATTTCACCTCGAGAGAATCCGGCTTTGTCGATGGCCCAATAAGTCCCCTTGACGTCTTGCCCAATCTTCCCAACACGAATATTCTCCTTGAAGACGTCCCAACCAACGCTAATACCTTCAGGTTTCCTAATCCTCAGGTTTTCTTGCTCACACAAGCAATTGAGATGGTACTCAGCTTGATCAGAGCGCTCTTGAGGTTCAAGAGCTATCTCACCTAGTTGATAAGCCAGCAACGCCTTCAAAGCTTTCTCAGGAGTTTCAGAGTGTTCAAAAACCAAGTCTCCCTCACTACTGAGGGCATACCACTTACTCTGGGTTATCCATCCTACAATCCCCAAAAAGCTGTCTTCATAAATCAAATAGTGTTCTATAACATTTGCCCTCTCAAAGCTAAGGTTATGGTGCTCACAGAGGCCTGAAATATTAGCTGAAGGACTAATTTCCTGTTGAACTGTCTGTTGAACCGTAGTGCCTTGCTGTTGCTCGCTATACTCCTGTAATTTGGCGAGAGCCACGTGACAAGTGTTAGTGGCTTTCCAGTGCCCTCTTACCACTTGGTCAGAATTGTGATACGCCCTACAAGCATACCTATCACCCTCAATGTGTCGAGCGAGAGGGCACTCCGAACATTCGATAGTTTCAGCTTGTTGACAATTGTTTTTTGTACCAGTATACTTTGAATATACTGATTCGCTTCCAGTTTCAGTATACAAAATAAGCTCCTTTGCTTAGTTGCTTATTTGAAAGCCCCATCCTTGGTTAGTCCCTGGTGGGGCTTTCAGTTTGCTCAATTTCCAAATTAGCGGATGTGGCTTTGGGTGTCAAGATTTTTAATAGTGAATTTTCAATCTCCTTCTATGAAATCGAGCGGAGATACTTCAAGTGCCTGACTCAAAGCCTTTAAAGTCTTTACAGAAATGCTCACATAGGAACCACTTGGATGGTACCTCTCCAATTTGTGGAGGGTACTAGGACTCATATCTAACTCTTCACAGAGTTTAGCTCTTGACCAGCCTCTTGCTACGCGAATATCTTGAATACGCTGGCCTATTTCTTCAGTCCAGTTTATTGAGTGGACTAATTCTAAGTTAACCATTAATGGCATAAGCACCTTATTTTCGATAGACAAGCGCTACTTTAAGCGTAGCTTACCCTGGCTCGCTTGACAATTCCTTTAGGTGTCAATATTATTCACTTGTCAACACCGTTAGTGAACCACCAACACCAAATCGAAGATCATGGGGTGGACTTACGGCAAATGGTTAACTGTCAATGTCATCATTAACAAAAGATTGTAAGATTCTCATGAAACAAATAGTTTTGCATAATTTGACATTCACATTTATCACAATTAGAATAATGAATATTGGAAACACATCCTCCTCTAAAAGCGAAGCTCCTCTGGGAGCTGGATCACCCAAAGGAGCAGAAAACGAGTGCAGAACTCGAACCTAAACCAAACCGAAAGGTACCGAAAGGCTAAAACGTACCAAAACGAAAGGTTCACGCATACGAAGCCACATGTCTGAGTTTCCCGCAGACAAATTAAAAGCTAGGCTAGCTAAGGCTTCCTAGCCAAGGCTTCTAGGTTTCCGCAGGCTTCTGCATTCGATAGTAGCAAGCCTTTCAGATTTTCGCAACACCTATCGAAAATAGGAGAGAAATGACAGCTTATACATTCCAGAAACTCGGCAGAGACTGCCCACTTTGTGGGGGCATTTCCCGAGGTAAAGGTAGAGGCGGTGGAGATTGTCGCCAAAGTGGGGATTTAGTTTTTTGCCGAACGGCTCTAGAACAAGGAACCCCAGCAGGATGGAAGCTTGTTAAGGAAGACAAACACTCCTTCGGAATTTTCGCTCCTAATCTGGAGGGCACTTCACAGGAATATAAGCAAGAGTATAAAAAAAGGAAGGAGCAAGAAAAGCAAGAGAGATTAGAAGCGGAGAGAATCAGGAAAGAAAACTCTCTTCCCCTTGAAGAAAGACACCGAGCAATTCAAGGGGTGTTGGGCCAACTCCCCCTCCGCAAAGAGCATCGTGAAAACTTAAGAAATAGAGGGTTGACAGATTGGCAGATAACGAAAGGTTCATTTCGGTCTGTCAACCAGTGGCAGAAGCTAAACAAGGAAGTCAACCACTTTCTAGCGGGAGTCAACATAGGGGGTCGTTCCTTAATGGCTCCTCAACCCGGTTATATCTGTCCAGTATGGGACGTTGAAAGCAACCTAGTTGCCTGGCAAACACGGGCAGATGAAAACGAAAACGGCAGTAAGTATCTCTGGGCGACTAGTAAAACGAGAAAGCGTCCCAACGGGCCTACAGTCCATCTCAAGAACGGAGAACTACCCCTTACAGTTACTCGTTCAAACAAGTATGAGATATCTAAACAGAAAACAATAAGGGCAATCTACACCAATGCTTCCTGTTATCAGATTGATAACTTTGGAGGCTACGGAATCTACGTGGAATATACGGACGATTCCGTAGCCAAGGTTGGTGGTTTCAAAACAGAAACTACCACCAGTGAAATGGAGCTAAAGGCAGTTATTACTGCTCTTGAAATAGTTAATAATCAAGGACAAAAGCAAACAATCAATATATTCTGTGATTCCGAATATATTGTTAAATGTATAAACGATTCAGACAAGAGATCTAAGAAAAGAAATAAAGACATCTGGAAAAATAAAGATCTCTGGAAAAAGTTAGATGCTTTAGTTTCTAAAAAAGCTAAAATAACTTATATTACAGGGTTTAAAGGAAACGAAAAAGCAAGTGAAATATCTAATTGGTGTAGGAATAACCAACAAGAAATAAAAGAGGTAAATCCCTATTTAATCGACTCCAACAAGACTGTCGGTATTGTTGAGGGAATATTAAAACCTTACGTAGCTTCAAAAAAGCTCAATATTGATCTCATTGGAGCCGCTGGAGGCAATCACGCTCAATCTCCTCAACAGCTTGAAGATTACTTAGCCAAATTAAGAGTAAATACAGTAATCTTGTATCCCGATGCTGGAGGAGTAAAAAACTCTCAAGTCCACAGACGAGACTCCGAAAACGTCCGCTTCATTCAGTCTCTTGGTTATGAGGTCAAAATCGCAAACTGGGGTCAACTATATAGCCCAGAAGAACCGGATTTAGACGAGCTAGACAACCTCAACGCTGTTGAATACTTATCTCCAGAAGAATACTTATCTCCAGAAGTAACCGAAAAAACTAAAGATAAACCAGGCGCCAAGCAAATTTCCCGGAGCGAGTGGGAATTCCTTTACGGCATCCCTCGCTTCATTCAGGAAGCCTTTAGCTATCTGACGCGCCTTAGCGGTTCATTTAAGGGGTTTATACCTCGTGTAATCTCATGCCCGCCAGAGAAAAACTGCGTTCAGTATACTCCTGGAAACATACCAAAATACAAACCTGGCAAAAAGCTATCTAAGTTCGTCTTCGAAGGGGGATATCGCGAGCAGTTCTATAAGGAAGCCCATGCTAAAGGATGGAGATTCTTAGTAGATACTTCCCGTGCTGGCACGGGTAAGACTTATACGGTAGGAAAGCTCACTCCCACCGATTTCTTTCCCCTTCAAGAAGATGTACCTGAAGAAGAACAAGCATCTCGACAGCTACTTTACTTTCTCAAATCGGCTAGATCTCCTCATACCAAGGAGATTGAGGAAAAATTTGCTGAGGCGCCTACGCGCCATAAGGGACTCATTAAAGACCCAGAAAAAACAACTCCCCTCGGGAACCCTGTTCGCAAACAAGTCAGTCGTCACGAGCGCCAAAAGCTAGAAGAAGAAGGATACGAATACACCGAAGCTAACTGCGAATGGGCAGACAAGTTTGCCGTTGCCCGCGAGAAAGAGAATAAAGCGAAGCTTTGCGGAATATGCCCTTTCAAGAAGGATTGCGTGACAGGTTCAGGTAACGGATACGGCTACCTAAATGAGGTGCAGAACACCCTGGCTCATAATCGCATTCGAGCCAATCCTCAGGGAATGTCTCCAAATATGATAAGTAACCCAGCAGTAGCCGTTGTGGACGAATACAGGGATACTCTAGAGCCTGTAAAGGATGTTCACATTGATAAAAGAGAGCTTGAGGAAGCATTTGCCTTCGCTAAGAAAGTCTTAGAGCCTGAGGAATATAAGAAGCTATTGGAGGTCAAAGACGAGCTTCACTACATCCTCAGCGACAATGAAAAGGCTCCCAGATACGGATGGGATTACAAGGATATCTGCGATCGCATTGGCAAACCCCCAGAAGGAATCGACCAAATAATCGAGACTCTTGACGAGGTAGTCAACGAGCGTCTGCGTATTGATGTTCAAGAGATCCGAGAAGAAGATTCGGTTGAAGACTTAGAAAACCGAATGTTAAAGAACTGGATTATCACCTTCCTGGAAGTTTGGACAGGCGATCGCCGCGGTTCCCTTCACCTAACCAACAATCACCTCACCATTTCCACTCGTAACGAACACATGCTCGATGTCCTGAATAAACCACAAATGGTTATCTTTCAGGACGCTACCGGGAACCGGGATGATGTAGCGCTCATTATGGATAGGAAGGAGGAAGAGGTTCTCTGGTGCGAGCAAGAAGCACCCAACGAAGACAACCTTAAGATCAAATACGTCCAGGGCCTTGGTAAGGCTAGTAAAGACAGAAGAGATCAGTCTGATCAGCGCCTCAAGGCGCTAGAAGAGGCCTTCATCGCTCTATACGGTAAAAAGAATATTGGCTTCATCGATTGGAAAGACAAAGGAAAAAAAGGCTGGTTGAATCATTTCAACGACGCCAGAGGTAGCAATAAATACGAAAATAAAAAAGCTGTAGCAAGCTTTGGTGCGCCAATTCCAGCACTAACTGCCTGTCAGATTGAATACCAGGTTTTGACTGGTGAGTATGTTGATATAGACAACAAGAACCATGAAGGGTTCTGGAACTTTGTGCACAACAAGATTGCAGCCGAAGTTAACCAAGAAATTGGTCGTCTCCGAGCGCATCGTAGGCCTAATGAACAACTTACCTTCTATGTATGCGCTGACATTGACTTAACCTTCTTGCGAGAGCAAGGTTACGAGGTTGAGGAGGTCGATGCCTTCGAACTAGCTTTCGAAGCTGGTACACCACAGCAACAACTACGCTGGAAACTGCTAGAAGGGTTCAGATCCCTCAAGGAATCTGACCAGAAAATAAACACTGAGGCGCTTTCCAAAGAAGCTGAATGTTCCAAAGGCAGAATTAGCCAAATCGCCAAGCCTTTCGGTGGTTGGAGAGTCCTCAGAAAGTGTTTAGGGTTGTTATATAAGAGAACAGTAACAACCTTAAACAGCAACACAGAACTTGATAACCAACCCAGCGAAGAGATTGAGTTTCTGGCTCATACGTACCTTCCTGAGGTTTTGAATATGGGCGAGCAAGAAGCTGAACAAGAGCTTGGAACTACGCTCCCTATGATCCTGGATACCTTGAGTTTCAGCGATTCTGTGGGCTTGCTGGTACGCTTTGTGGAGACCTTGCCCCACAGACTTCGTGACGAGGCTAAGAAGGTTTTAGAGCAATTGCAGGAAAAACAGCAACCATCTCCAGAAAACGCAGTATCATGATTCTGTGAACGAATAAAAATTGGTGATGGTAGCTCTACGCAAGCGGAAGCAGAATCGATCAACAACAATTAGGTCAAGAAGGCGAGAAGTTTCACAGGATTGGTCTGAAACAGATCAGTTTGCCTTGGTAGAGGAGCAAAACGTCAGCAACGCTTGTGGGGAGCGAGATGATAGCGACCCTGGAAAGCAAGAACCCCTCTCTATGACGATCGAGCTACCTATTACACCAGTACCTAAACCACGGATGACTCGTGCTGACCGCTGGAAACAAAGAGAGTGTGTAATTCGATACTGGGAGTTCAAAGATAATATTCGGTCGGAATTCCATGACAATAACTACACATTTCCTGTACCAGCGCATGTAATTTTTTTAATGCCGACTCCTCAGTCCTGGAGTCAAAAAAAACAACAAGAAATGCTTGGGCAACCGCATCTCCAGAGACCAGATAAGGATAATTTGGAGAAGGCTATTCTCGATGCACTCTTTGAAGAAGACTCCCATGTGTGGGACGGTAGGGTATCTAAATTCTGGAGCAGAACGGGAAAAATATTAATTAAAGAAATTACACCCTGCTGTTATATTTTTGATTAATTATTACGTATGAGTACGGAAGTTTTGTAATTTTCTTTGTTACTGTAGCGAGACTTTTCTGATTTAGTTATACTGAGATAAAGAAGTAAAAAAAGAAACTCTACATAAGCAAAAATATGGTAGTAACGGTATATAAGAGAACTTTTAGAGGGTTTAGCATCCTATGTCATTTTCAGAAAGGGGCGTGGTGGGCAACTGCGCGTACAAAAAGCGATAAGGGGTTATCTAGACGCACTAAGGCTATGCCCTGTTCTTCTAAGGAAGAGGCTCTCTTTAAAGCGGAATACTTCGTTTTGAAAAGGGAGTGCAAGCTCTCCGAGAGACCGCAAGTGTTGATGGTGAATGGTAATACAATATACAAAAATAAAATCGCAAGGCGATTAATCAGTGTGCCTTGCGATTCTGAAACTGAAGTGGAAAGGAAATTGGTTTCTACTAGCTCTGCTCCCGTAGAAGTGGTCACTCTTCGAGGATCTTGAGTAACTCTTCAACGGATTGGAAGCTTCTATTGTAGTCATCTATAATAGGCATCTCTTTTTTCTTTCCGTTGTGACTCTGCCAGGAATGCGGGCAGAGTAAACAGGGCAGGAGACCCTCATAATCACTGTATTCATAGACAAAATCGATTTTGCCGTCTTCAAGTTCCTTGAGTAAATCCTGACTGACCTTCATCTTATCCTTGTCTTCCTTTTCAAGGGTCATTGCAGACATTTTGTAGAGCGTGACTAATCGCGCCGCTGCGCGGTCACTCAATTCTATTTCTTCTTTACCGACTTGGTTCTCCTTGTTTTCGTCGTCGTATCTATTGGTTAGATCCTCTGTGAGATCATTGAGTGTATGTATGGCATCTACTAGCTCTAACTCATGGAAAAGGGCTTTTATTCGGTCTACATCGGTCTGTGCGTTGGTTGTAAATGATTCTCCTCTGTGTTCCCAGAGTTTATCGACTGTGATATCACCGTTCATGAACGCTTTCCAGGTACTTTCACTTACCTGGAGGAACTTCTGAACCTGGTCTAGCGTTCTTTTTTGGGGATGAGGATTGTTTCCGTTGATTAGTCTTGAGAGATGTGACCGGCTGATTTTTAACCTGCTCGCCAGCTTCTCTCTTGACTCGAGTTCAACGAGTCGACTGAATAACCGAGCGGTATCTATGTCGTCTGCATAGTAGTCTCGCTCTTTTTTGGATTCTCCCTGGTGACGTTTGTCTGTTGCTTTAGAATCCTTCTGTTGAGGCGCTTTGTTAGGGTTTGGCTTGATTTCTTTTATGTATTGCGTTTGTGGTCTTCTGTTGGTTTTCGGGAAAATTGATCCTTGCTGTTGCTTGCTTTGTGTTTTGGTCATTCTGTTTCGTCCTATTCGGTTGTTTGGTTAATTTGTTTTTAACTTTCTATTCCATCTTAACCCAAGATCATTTTAGGTTTTGTGTATCAAAATATTATCTCAACAATTTCTTACAAGTGACTACTTTGAAGTAACATATTATACCACTAATATTGAGCTTTGTGGTATACTCGTATTGAATAGCGATAGACTATCCCGAAGAAAGCTCGCTGAAAGTAAAGAGATTGGGGAAGTGTCTGGATTCGGATCCGTGCTTTCCTAGACTCTCCTTTTTGAGTATCAAGATTCGAGTTGGGTCTTCACCGTCTTCAATTTCCTTTTGTACCGGGGTTACAGCCTTCACCAAAAATCATGAGTGTAAGGCCTCGCCTTTCTAAAGCGAATTTGACTAACTCTTTGTCTTAATAGACAGTATGTAAAAGTTAATATAGAATGATGCTTGGTGAGGAGTTAAGGGTGGCTTCCCCTACGACCCAAAAATCTCCACTCTTTTAGGTGTGGGGAGTGTCAAGACATTGACACTCTTTTAATTTTTTGACGATTTAACAGATTGTCCACATTCTCGAAAGTAATGTCATACACCGCAACACACAAACCCAATCAACTTCTCTACGGTACTGGAAGAACTGCCATTTGCACTGGTTGGCTAGATCGCAACCAAGTGGCTAAAAAGATGCCTAAGGAAGAGTACAGTGTCATTGGACAATTGTATTCCCCTGGGCGAGGAATATCCTTTCTATTGCGTAACCTTCTCTTCAACCCCCACATTCGTCACATGGTTATCATATCAGCCACCAAGGCTGATTTGAATTCTGGGTCTGCTCAATGTTTGCTGGACTTTTTCGAGCTTGGGTACCACGAAATTACCACTGAAAACGGGAAAAAATTCTGGAAAATAAACTCAAGTATAGAAGGATACATAGATACTGAAATCCCGCAAGATTTGCTAGAGAAAATCCGTAAAAACGTTCAAGTGTATTTTTTTACGAACCTAAAAAATGCCCTTGAATATACCAAATTCCTTGCCAACACGGAAACTTGGCAAAATAGCAAACCTTGGGGAGAACCCATCTCTGTACCACTGACTCAGACAGAGTCAAATGTGAAACCCGGATGTCCATATGGGCATGTGATAAGGGGAGAAACCGTAGCAGATGCTTGGCTCCAAATCCTTCATAGGATTCGCAACCAAGGCACTTTGCGCCCGACTGGTTACGACGGAAAAATGCAGGAGTTAGTAGACTTGGTGTCTGTTGTCCAGGGAGAACCTGATGAATTTCACTTCCCTGAACCCAACTATCTCCCTCATGATCGTACTTTCCTTGAAGAATATATTCCTCAAGTGTGTGAGGACGCGCCTTATAAAGAGGGAGTGAAGTATACTTATGGTCAACGACTCCGCTCTTGGTTTGGAGTTGACCAGGTGGAGCAAGTCATCCAAAAGCTGTTGGGAGAAATTGATGCGGCAAGCGCAGTGATGAACTTGTGGGATGTAGGCGACCATGAGCGCGGTGGTAGCCCTTGCTTGAACCATATCTGGGTAAGAGTAATTGATGGTGTTCTGAGCATGACTGCTGTCTTGCGGAGTAACGACATGTTTGGGGCATGGTGCGCTAATGCTCAGGCCCTTGTCGAGCTTCAAAAAAGAATAGTTACTGAGTTAAATAGACGAGCTGAAGCACAATTGGTTGTGCGAGGTTCGCTAGTAACTGTGAGTCAAAGCGCTCACGTATACGATGACACATTCGAGAATGTGGACGATCTGCTGAACCGTCAAAAGACTAAAAAGAGTCACAATGACCCTGTAGGGAATTTTGTGATTGAAGTGAAAGATAACCAAATTGAAGTTGAAAGGTTGGGTGTTGCGGGTGAGCAAGTAGCAATATATACTGGGAAGCACGCATCGAAATTAATAAATGAGATCATTGTAGACGCGCCTGATATCCAGGCTGGGCATAGTGCTTATCTCGGGTTAGAGCTACAGAAAGCGGAGATAGCCTTGAAGTCTGGTAACAGGTATGTTCAGGACAAAGAATGTAAATACAATTGAAAAGCAAAGATTATGAAACTAAGACCAGACTGGAGAAAAATAGTCAATCCTGAAGGTGACGACCTAATTAGCGGTGTTTCTACCGCTCCTGGTCGAGTCAGGACTTTCCTTAAGGAACCTTGGAAAGGCACAACCCCTCACTCTTGCAATTTGACAGTCTATCGAAACGATTTGGGCCGGTTCCTTAGGTGTTGTGCCCGTGATCTTAAAGGGGGAGCAGGAGAAAAGGTTATCCTGGACAACTTTCAGAAGCGTAGTTCAGTTACTTTCAACTGGGCGTTCTATCTTCCCGAAAGCCATCCTGACTATGGCTTAATGACTGATAATCAAAAAAGTAATCTAGTTAGCCAAGTAACCATGGGAGATAGTATCCATTGGATGACTGTCTCTGATTCCATGGAGGAGGATGGACGTGCTACGTCTATCCTTAATTCCTGGGAGAAATTTATCGAACTAGCAGAGCAGGGCAAGGATATTGTTGTTGACTTGTCCGAGCTACGTCCTCATGGTCAGGTTAACCATAAAGGGCTAATGGCTAGTGGCCCTATCGGAATGGGAGTCAATGACTCCATGCAAGCTCGCTCATTCTTGAGTGTTTATGAGGCGATCGCAGATCATCTCCGAGTGGGCGATGTATCGACATTGTTGATACTTCTGGGCACATTGAATGAAACCATGAGAAGAGGGGGTTTCAAGAAGGGAATCATTGTTAGTCAAATGGACTATGAGAACCCTAATATTTGGGAGTACTTAGATACTCCTCTGGTAGAGTTGCCTGGTGGCACTAAGAAAGGAGTTGCCCTCGATAAGGGAGTCTTAAGAAACCCAGACCTGGTTCAGCAAATCGCTGAAGAAGCTCACTATGAGAGTTTGTTTCTGGCTAAGAGACAGCCTAAAGATATTCATGCAAATGTTTGTATGGGAATCCACCTAGGCGATCGCGCTACGTGCCTTATCTGGCGGGTTAACTTGGGATTAGTCGAGAGCTTTGAGGCTCTTCCTAAGTATTTCCGTAAGGTTACTAGACAACTAGCGTTACTCCATGTTAACTGGCGTAACGAAGTAGGTAAGAAGGCTAATATCTACCCACCAGTTGAAGAAGACAGACAGATTGCCTTAGACGTGATGGGGCTAGCCAATCTATTGGCTATAAACGGTATCAGTTTTCAAGAATTTAAGGATGCTGGCGAGGCATTCTTGAATGGTACTCCTAGAGAGACTAAAGCAGGTGAAGCAGGTGAACTAGTCTATTGGCTAGCTAAGGCGTACTCTGAGTCGACTCAAGAAGCCGATTCAGTAATGGTTGAGCACAATTTACCCATGCTAGAGCGTGTTCACACTGTGGAACCTGCACAAAGCCATTCGTACGAAACCAAGGACTTGCTAGGTAAAACCACTTGCAGAGGCATTTGGGCACCTTATGCTCGCAAAGTAAGGAGAGTAAGCGATACCCAAAAGAATAAAATGGTCAATCATGGTCGTGTGGAGACTTCTACTGAGGTGGGGGCAAAGCTTCACCAGGAAGTCTGTGAAATTTGGTATCGGATCATGAAGGTCGCTGGTCGTCCCCACGCGATTAGTTTTGATAGCTGGGAGCCAATTGACAGCAATTGGATTAAACAGTTTTTGGATTCTCCCTTGCAAACCAAGTACTACTCGGATCATGACAAGGTTGATCAGTCATACATGAGGAAGCGCGCAGGAATGTGTGACATTACCAACCCAGATCAATGCGAGGTATGTGCTGAGTAAGCAAAAGAAAAAGTGCTCGCTTCATTGGTTGCTCGACCAATGAAGCAATTGTTTACCCAATGAAGTAATCAAATAACTGCTTCATCGAGTACTCGACCGAGTACTTAATTAAGTACTCATTCAAATAATGAATTAGTTAAAGGAGTAAAAATGACCACACTCACTGACTTGTACAAATCGCGGTGTTACGAGAAAAACGGGAAATTAATACCCCATTTCTGGCAACCCCAACCTGTTGAGAAGGCTCCCCTGACCTTGTTTGGGGATGATGATTTAGAGGTAAAGCCAGAGTGGGGAGTAGAGCCTGTTATTGAGCGGATACTCGCTTTGAATTACCACTTAGAGTTAGATGTGGGGGAATACGTAAGAGAGGCAAGTAAAGATGATTTACCAGATGACCCTATGGTAAAGCCTCTACTAAAAGCCAATATAGCTGACGAGGCTCGACATGAATTAGGAATCAAGGAGGCGATAAAGACTTATCCAGTCAGTCAGGAATACTTGGATGAGGCAAAGCGAATTGCTACCCGATGGAGCGAAGATACACAGCATTACCATCCTATTGTTGCTCCGTTTTCGTTAGAGGTGGGAGTATTTCTGAATGTTCTGGGCATGCTAAGGTTAGCTGGCGGAAAAGAGCTAGCTAATATTGGAGCGCGCATTGCCGAAGATGAAGCCAGACATACGCAAGTGAATAGGACAGTTTTAGCTCATCAGGGGTACAAACCCTATAACCCTCCTGAGAAAGTTAGACATTTGGTCTGGGATACTTTGGATTGGGTTTTTTCTGGAATTGATATTCCAGAAGATGAAGTTGGAGAGAGAGTGAACTTGGACTTCATGAAGTGGGCTTCTGACTCGCTGATAGAAACGGGAGAGGCTATGGAGTTCGATGATATGGTCTATTGTTCTGATCATCTTCTCCCTTTTGAAGCCAGTAACAGCAAACAGTATTCAAGAACTGTTGACAAGTAAGTGTATATGTAATATTATGTAAATAAGTTTCTGTTTCGTCTTGCTTTGCTTTTGCCTCTGTTTTGGCGTCACCCTACTGGGTGGCGCTTTTTTTAATTGAGCACTTTGGATATAGGAAGCCTAGTATTATAATCTAATCATGAAGATTTGCCCAGCTTGTACAGCTCGAATTGATAACGATTTAGTACTTTTTCAGTACGGTAGTCCCGGTTCCACTAAGCGCCTTTATGCCCGCGTATGTCAGTACGCTAAGAAACCTGGCTGTATCAACTACAGCTATAGCCAAGATGAATTGAGCTGGAATGATCGCTGGATTCCTCCAGAAGATCATCCTCTTGCTGAGGAACTGTAAATCTGGTGTAGGATGAATCGTTTCGAACCTTTGCTTTTTGCAAAATGTATGATATAGTTATTAATAAGTAAAAGTAAGCATACAGTTAGACCTAAGTCTAACCAAGGTGTTTAGGGCAGTTTTGACCCTGCCACAGTGCTACGAACTGGATAGCTTGCCAAGCTATATCGTAGTACCCACAAACCCCTGTGTCTTTAAATTAGGGGAAGGTCAACTTCACAATCTTCTGCTTTTAACCGGCGAGAAATCAAGTCAACAAGCTGGCTCAACTAGTTCAATAAGGGGAATGTTGTGGGGTCACAATCACCACTATTGAAGTATAGGGAACGTCAAGAGTCGACTGCACCCAAATTGCGCGGGACTCAACCGCAAGACAAGGATAATTTATACCGCCAAATCAAAGACGGTAATAAGCGTATCCTTTTTTGTGCTCCCTGTGGTTACGGAAAGTCCCATATCATAGCCAGTATTATTTATGACGCCGCTGTCGTAAAAAAAAAGCGGGTTCTAGTTGTCGTGCCCTTCCAGTGCCTTATTGAGCAACTAAAATTTACTCTAGCCAAATACAGGATTGGTTGTGGAGTAATTGCAGGCGGTCAAAGAGAAGACCGCGACCAATTCGTTCAGATCGCCATGCGTCAGACCTTAGAGCGTCGTCGCGATACTACTTGGTTCAATGAAGACATTGTCCTTATTGATGAGGTTCACACCGTTGCCTTCACGCGTTGGGGGACTAGACAAGTTCCCAGACTACTAGACGGGAGACAGGTTCATACCCTAGAGGCTTTAAACGACATACTGAACACCCTGAATGCTTCTGCTGATATGTCTTGGGATGAGGTGAAATCTGCTTATCGGAAAGAGTCTTTGGCTCGTCATCCTGACCAGGGAGGCACCAAAGAGGATATGCAGAGGCTCAACCATGCCTGGGATGAAGTTAAAAAACACCAAGATCTCTTCAATGGGGATAGATCAGAAGACCACCGAATTATTATTGGCTTCACTGCCTCTCCTTTCAGGTTGTCAAAGCGAGAGCTATTCGGAGATGTTTTTGAGAGCCAAGTGAAAGCTCCCACACCGAACGATATGGTTGAGTCAGGATACTTAACCCCTACAGTTTGTTATGGCGTTTCTGGGGCGAATTTAAAGGGAGTGAAAGTAAAGGGCGGTGACTACAATATTGGAGAGTTGGCCATCAAATGCAATGCTCCTGAGGTGGTTAAAAGTATTGCTGATAACTATGAGTATTTATGCCCAGACCGCTTATTTATTTGCTTTGCCGTGAATGTGGAACATGCTGTTTCGCTTACCAGGGAGTTCAACAAGCGGGGTATCCCTTGTCAGACAATCACTGGAGACACACCAACTAAAGCTAGAGAAGATGCTTATTCTCGGTTAGCTGAAGGGGAATTGCGAGGACTGGTTAGTGTCGGTTGCCTGAGCGTGGGCTTCGATGTCCCTAATGTCAGTTGCGTAATGCTATGCAGGCCAACCAAGAGTATGGCTCTGTACCTTCAGCAAGTGGGGCGTGGAATGCGGATTGCACCGAACAAGAAAGATTGTATGGTGCTTGATCAGGCAGGAAGCATCAAAAAGTTTGGATTCATTGAAGAGTTGAAATATCCAGACCTAATGGAACCCCAAAGTCCACCAGAAGTCAAGTTAAAACAGTGCCCTCAATGTGGGAAGTATAGCAAGCCTACAGTTAAAGTTTGTAAATGTGGGTATAAATTCGAACAACAAGAAAAAGGAAAGGGTAAAAACCCTACTGGGGAAACGCCAGTTGGCTTACTCCAAAAGTATTTCAAGGATCCCAAAGTGAATGAGTATCGAACAATGCTTTTAAAAGCCTATGAGTGGGGCTACAGTCCTGGGTATGCTACTGTTATCTTCAAGAAAGAACACGGGTTTTATCCAAAACAGAAAAAATGGAGTGTAGGAGCGATTTTTGCGGGTAGCAAAAGTGAAGAAAATAAGTTGAAATATCGAAGACATTTAGAAGACATAGCCAGACGGAAAGAGAAAGATGAACGCTGGGTAGAGTGGTTCATGGAATTGGAATTTCAAGAAGCATGATTAATGTCAAAGACGAGTAAAAATTGACCTAACTCAAGGGATTCAACCCTCGCCGATCTTCGGTGATTTTCCCTTATATAAGTTAGAATTGAGAAAATAACCTAGTATTTTATCTAATGCTTACGCTCAACTACGAGTACAAATTAGAACCGACAAAGGCTCAAGCCGCCCAAATTGATGAGTGGCTAGAGATCTGTCGTAAGGTTTATAACTTTGCTTTGGGTGAGCGTAAGGACTGGATTAGGTCTCGCAAGTGCCCAATTAACGCTTGTTCAATCCAAGGAGAATACATCATTCCTGCTGATTCCAAGCGTCCCACTTACGC